CTTGCAAATGGTGAGCCTCTGTCGGTTGATACGATTAAACGGATGTTCTCGTATTTAAGCCGTCACGCGGTTGACTTGGAAACGTCTACGTCTTATTCGGATGGTTGCGGATTACTTATGTATGACGCTTGGGGAGGTAAGGCTGCTTTGACTTGGAGTAGAAACAAATTGAATGAATTAGAAAAAACTAGCGATATGGGTTTTGTAAAAAAAGGATTAAACCAAGGCTTTACAGATAGCGACATGAAACAAGGTATTGTTTCGGGTTACTTTGCCGTTTTTGGCAATAAAGACCTTGATGGTGACGTTATCGAAGCTGGTGCGTTTACCAAGACAATCATGGAACGTGGACCACAAGGAAAGCAGCTAATCAAGTATTTGCTTGACCACGACAAAAACAAGGTTGTCGCAAAAATCACTAATCTTTACGAAGACAATAAAGGCTTGCGTTATGAGGCAAAGATTGGCTCTCATGCCGCTGGCCAAGACTTTCAGAAGATGATTGAAAGCGAACTTATCAACCAGCATTCGTTTGGCTTTAGAACTATCAAAGAGCAGTTCGACCAAGAGGCCAAAGCAAACCTAATTAAAGAGGTAATGATGTATGAGGGTTCTGCCGTTCAATTCTTAGGAGCTAATCCTGAGACCACATTTATTGACCTAAAAAGCGAGTCGGATGCATTCGAATATCTTAGCAGACTTGAGAAGTTTGTAAAGACATCTGACGCAACAGATGAAACCATTGAAAAACTAGAAAATCAACTTAAATCACTTTTGGAGTTTCTAAAGCCAGCAGAGCCTACTTTAGAAATTAAGAAAGCCGAGGAAGTCGAAATAATAACAATTAACGAACTTAAAAAACAATTTGAATCATGGAAAATCTAACAATTGATGCCGTAAAGGCAGTGATTGCAGAAGCTGGCGAGGCTCTAAAGGCTAAAGCAAGCAATGCAGAGGTGAAAGCTAACGAGGCTTTCGAAAAGGCTGAGAGCCTATTGAAGTCTTTTGCTGGTGTAGTAACCAAAGAAGAAGCAGCAGAAATGCAAAAGCAACTTGACAAGTTGGACATTGCTTTGCAAAAGAATGCAGTTGAAAAAGAAGTAAGTGCTGAAGATTTCAAAAGCGCTTTCATGAAGGCTTATGCTCCTGTGCAAGCTGAAATCGAGCGTCTAAAGTCTGAGCCTAATGCTCGTCTAAAGGCTCCTTTGGTATTTGAAATTAGCGAGAAAGCAGTTGGAACCATCACTTTGGCTTCTACTATTGCTAACGCTAACTCTTCTTCTCAAGTAACTATTTCTGAGTTTACTGGTGTTGTTTCTCCTATCCGTCAGCGTTTGTTGACTTACCTTGCTAATGCAAGCGTTGGAGCAATCGGAACTCAGTATGCAGTATGGGTAGAAGAATACGACCAAGAAGGAACTCCAGTAATGATTGGCGAAGGTGTTGAGAAAACTCAAATCGACGTTCAATACAAGGAGCAAAGAGCTAAGGTTGAGAAAATCGGCGTTCATATGAAAGTTTCAATGGAAATGTTGGAAGATGCTGCTTACTTGGCTTCTTACATCCAATCTAATGGCGTTAAGCGTGTAGAGACTGTAATCGAAAACCAATTGTTTACTGGTAACGGAACTTCTCCTCAGCTTGCTGGTTTGCTTTCTAAGTCTACCACATTTACTGGTGCTTCTATGGCTGGTGGTGTTGAGGCTGCTACTAACTGGGATGTTATCCACGGAATCATCGCTCAAGTAAGAGCTGCCAACGGAACTGCAACAGGAGTATTTGTTGAGACTGGCCAATATCACTTGATGCTATCTGAGAAGGATGCAGAGAAAAATTACATCTTGCCAGCTGGCGTTACTTTCAACGCAAATGGTGGAATCAACGCTTGGGGTGTTGAGATTATCCCAACCAACGCTTTGACTGGAACTGCTGCTGATTTCGTAGGTGGTGACCTTTCAGTTATCAACGTACGTTTGAGAAGCGGTTTGCAAGTTGCAATCGGAGAGTCAGGTGATGACTTTATCGACAACTTGAAGACAGTAAGAATTGAGCAGCGCTTGGTTCAGTTTATCTCTGCTAACGATACTCCAGTATTGGTTAAAGGTGTTTTTGCAACTGCAAAGGCGCTTTTGGAAACAACTTAATTTTATAGGTGTTTAGTTTAATGGTAAAAGGGCGGGAATTTTTCCCGCCTTTTTTTGTTCAAAGCCTTATAAATCACTTACTTTAAAAAATAAATAATTAACTATGGCAACATTTACAATGTGTAAGCCTCAAAGATGCAAGCTCAAAAACACTTGCCAGAGGTTTACATCCAAACCTAGCGAGATGCAAATTTATTTTGATAGGGAGCCAAGCAACCAAGATGGAACTACTTGCGAAATGTATTTTAAAAAGAATTGTAAGCCTTGCGGCGAAATTTAAACCATAAAAAATGAATATTACAGAAGACGATTTCTTAAAAGCAGAGATTGAAAATTTTAACTTAACCTTTGCCAATCCCGACTTTGTGGCTTTGGCTCAGCAAGTTGCTGACTATTGCAAAAAGTTGGAGGTAACTAGCGTTTTAGATTTTGGTTGTGGCACTGGTGTTTATTCTGAAGTAATGAGACAAAATGGTTTCAATATTACTGCTCAGGACATTTTTAAGTCGCATCGAGATTATTGCAAAGCCAATTACCCTAAGTTGAGTGTTTTGCAAAAGCCTAAACAAGCCGACCTAATGCTATGGATTGAGGTTGCGGAACACATGACAGACGAGCAAATTCAAAAGGCTTTAAATGCGGTTAATCCAAAGTTTATACTTTTTTCTTCAACTCCTGAAACGACAGATTTTGACGATGACTGGGGACATATAAACATTAAGCAAGAAAAAGAGTGGATAACTATGTTTAAAACATTTGGATACAAATTGATTGAAAAGCCAAAAACACCTACACAATGGGCGCTAACGTTCCAAAAAATCTAATTTACTTTATTTACTACGGAGGAAAAATTACGCATTACCACAAGCTTAATTTAAGCTATTTAAACAAGTACTGGCATTTGTTTGATGGTAAAAAGATTGTAAAGGTTGCTATTGACTTGGGTTATAATGGCAAACCAATACTTGACCTTTTGCCAAAGGATTGCAAAGTTGAATTTGTAGAGAATAACAGAATATTTGGCGAGGCGGTACACTTTGTTGATTCAATCAGTCGAGTAAATGGTGGGGTTACGTTTTATAGCCATTGTAAAGGCGTTTCACGGCCTGTAATGCGAGGCTTAGACAAATGGATTACTCATTTATATGAAGGCAATTTAAAGGCTATTCCTGACCTATCAGAGAAACTATTTTCTAGCGTTTGTGGCAAGCTTTTGCCTTGTCCTCCATACGTTCCTCAAGACTTTCACTATTCAGGGTCCTTTTATTGGTTTAACACCGATAAAGTAAAAACAAGAATGAAACAGATGCCAATGGATAGGTATTTAAGTGAAAGATTTCCAGCTATAATCGCAAAGCAAAACGAATGCATATTTAATTACCCAAGCTTTGACAAAAATTTTAATTATTACAACGAACAAACGTGGGCCAACCTTTAAAGATATTTTATTCAAACCCTTTCAACTTAGATAAAAATATAGGTAAAGCCTATAACGATTATTTGAGTTGTTTAAATGCTAATGACGATGATTGGATTGTAATGCAAGACGGCGACATACTTTATTTAACTGCTGATTGGGGCAAAAGAATAAACGATGCATTGTCTTTAGATGGAGACAAATTTGGCTTGGTAGGATGCTACACAAACAGGTTAAGGTCAAAACACCAATTGCATAATAAAGCCTTTAACTACGATTTAAATGTGCGAAATCATTTTGAGATAGCTAATTCATATAAAGAAGAAGGAATTCAAGAAATCAAAGAATATATCGCAGGTTTTTTTATGGCGTTTCAGTATAAAACATGGAAAAAGATTAAGTTTACAGAAAATAGTTTGGCTTTTGATTCTTTGTTTTCAATGAGGGTTAAAGAGTTAGATTTAAAGATTGGATTGATTAGGTCTCTTTATGTTTTTCATGGTTACCGACTTTGGACAGATGATGAGCCTTGGAATGATAAAAAACATTTACAAAAATAATCGGTACATTTATGATAAAATTATTGATTGACTTGGCGCCATTTCAAAAAGGTGAGGTTTTAAGCGTAGGCAAGACCTATGACACCTACTTGGTTGACAAAGGTATGGCAGTTTGGGTCAAGGTGGACAAAGAAAAATTTAAAACGAAATGAGCGCAATTAAACCTTTAAGGATTGATTATAATTATCAAGTACATATTGAGCCAATTACTTTGGCTGAGGCTAAGGGATGGCTACAAATTGATTTTGGCGATTGGGATAATCTAATCCAGTTTCAGTTGATTCCTGAAGCTAGAATTGAAAGCGAAAAGGCAAGCGGTATGCTTTATGTTCAAAGAAATGTAACCATATCAAACAACAAAAAATCAGAGCGCATTTACCCAATTGGTCCTTGGGTTTCCGATGTAACAACTGACGAAACCGAGATTCAGAATTACACTTACTTAGCTGGCTTTAATGATTCCAATCCATTGCCTCAAGACCTAAAAATTGCGATGCTTAAAAGGATTGCGACAGAGTTTGCATACAGACAAAACATTACCGATATGCAGACTTATTACGCACAAAAGTCCAGCATTACAACTGAGTTGAAATATAGAGCCGACCTATTCGTATGATTAATTTTGGCAAATATGACCAAAAGGTTTCTTTTGTAACCTTTCAATCTGTAAGCGATGGCGCTGGAGGTACAACACCAACGCCGTTAACTACTTTAACGACCTTTGCGTACGTTAGGCAAACAAGAGGCAGCAACGGCTTAGAAGCTGGAGAAATGGTATTGCCAAAAACATATCAAATTGCCATTCAATACAGAGACTCATTCTTGCCGACTGAAGTTTACCAAGTTTTGTACAGAAATGCTTACCACAAGATTTTAGGCGTACAATTAAACGAGCAAAGACAACACAAAGAGTATATTATCACAATGGTTGCGGTATGAGTGTAACTGTTAAAGGATTGGACAAAGCTTTAGCTGACTTGAATACTAAAAGCGATGCGGTAATTGATGCGGTAAAGGAAACATTGGCCAGCGCTGCGACTGATATCGAAATCCAAGCAATTAGGAATGCACCAAGCACTTGGAATGGTTTGTCTTTAAATATTAAGCAAAGGATTGACAAGGTTTCTGAAAATAACGGATTGGCTTGGAAAGTTGGAGTTCAATCAGGAGACCCAGTATTTGAAATTGAAGCTTGGTTGGAATTTGGAACTGGATTAAGTGCAAAAGAGATTCTTGCTAATCCACAATACACCCAAGAGGTAAGAGATGTTGCAAGACAATTTTACAGAAATGGTCAAGGTAGGATTATTGGTAGACCATACCTAATGCCATCTTTCTTTGCAAATACTGCAAACTTAGTCCAAGAAATTGAAGAGCAAATTAAAAATGACATTAAATGAGAGAGATATCTACTGACATACGGATTGCGGTAATTGATGCAATTACTCCTTTGGTTCTTAGTGGTGTTACTATTCCAGTACATGACACAGAATTGCCGTCGACAATTAATCCAGCGGTTTATTTAGGCTCTCAGGCTTACGTACTTATTACAGACCAAAACGAGGCTGAGACAACAAACAACGATTGCTCAATAAGACAAAACGCAGTTTTTCAAATTAACATTATCACAAAGTTTCCGCAAGGAAGTGGAGGCAAAAAGCTTTCTGAAAATATTTCCAATGCAATTCAGCTTAAAATGAATCTGACAGATATTGATTTGCCGAATGATTTACAAGCGGTAAACATCCGAAAGAACTTTTCTAGGGTTCAAATCGAGCAAGGCAGTAGTCAAATAGCTTACCAAAAAATCTTGTCTTATACCTTGGATGTTTTCCAAGTATCTTGATAAATAAAAATTTATGTATATTTGTTAAAACGAATAAGCAATGGCAACATATCAATTAGGCAATTTCTTTACTTTCGAATGGAACTCTCTTCCAGTCGTTTGTAAAACATCCGCTTCAGTTTCCATCTCCAACGAATCTGTAATTGTTAGAAACGATTGCACAGGAGATTACGGAGTAAGACTTGAAGGCGGCGACAAATCAGGCTCTTTCTCTTTTAGTGGAGACCTAGATTTTGCATCTACTGGAGTTTCTAACCTTTCTGCATTTGACTTGATGGAAGACATCGGAAAAGTGTTTGAATTGGTATTTGGAGGCACTGAATCAGGTGACAAAATCATTACTGTTGACGCACAATTAAACTCAGTTGAAATTACTGCTGAAAGAAACTCTCAAGTATCTTTCTCAGGCACTTTCGACTTTGCTGGCGCTCCAGTAATTAGCGTTATACCAACCTAAACAAAATATATGGCTAAGTACCATTCAGCTCCTTTTAAAGAAGGGGAGATTTTCTTTTACCCAAATTTGGGCGCTTTAGCGAACTTTGAGGATTTTACAGGACTAGGAATTGCAACCGCTTTTGATGGCACTGCAATACCAAAAATAGACTTGATTTATGCCTTGCTACATGAATGTCACAAAGTTGCTTGCCTAAGAAAGTCAACAAGTCCAGTTTCTTTGGATGAGTTGAAAGTTTGGGTTGAAGGAAAAGATGTAATGAAATTATTTAACGACGTTTTAGCCGACTTGCTTTTAGAGTTGGGACTTGGTGAAAATACCGAACAAAAAAAAACGTAAGTGAAAACGAAAGCGAGGATTATTCTGCTCGCGAAAATTTAATGCTGCTCGTAGGAAGGACAAAAGTCCCTTATGAGCAGCTTTTTTGTTTAAGCCGTAAAGAGTTAAAGGCTTTAGTTAAAGGCCATGAAATCGACCAAATGGATATGATTGAGGCAATGAGGAATCAGTCAATAATAGGATTGCAACCGCATTTAAAGAAAGGAGCAAACTTAGACCCAACAAGACTTTGGCCTTTGCCTTGGGATAAAGTAATAAAGCCTTTGGACTCAACTCCTCAAGACTTTGCTAAAGCAAAGAAATTGTTGGAAATTGCATCTAAACTAGAAAGAAATGGCAAATCCAAAAATAGAGGTTGAGATTGGGGCAAATGTTGCTGGTCTAACCGCTGGAGTTAATACCGCAACTGGACAACTTGATAAATTAGGTAAAGCTGCTCAAGCAACTGCACCACAAGTACAGAAGCTAACACAGGCCACAAGTGGTTACAATGCAATTGGTGTAGACTTTGCCAGAATTGTACAGGATGCGCCTTTTGGTATAATTGGTGTTGGTAACAACATTACTCAGCTTGCTGGCTCTTTCCAAGTGTTAAAAAATCAGACTGGGTCAACTTCTACGGCTTTAAAATCAGCGTTTGCCTCAATCTTTAGCTCAGGAAATGCTCTTATTTTGGGTATTTCTTTGCTTACAACTGCCTTTACTATTCTTCAGCAAAAAGGGTTTTTTAAATCTGAGGAAGCCGCTAAAAGTTTAGATGAAACATTAAAGGAATATCAAGAAACATTAAACGGAGTTGCTGCATCTACTTTAAAAGGAGCGCAAGATGCGCAAAAAGAAATTGCTAGTTTAAAAGCTTTAGAAATTCAAGCTACCAATACTGCTTTATCAAATAAACAAAGGACAGATGCAGTAAATCAATTACAAAAGTTATACCCTGAATACTTTGCCAACCTTACTAAAGAGCAAATAAAAAATGGAGAGGTTGGAGATGCTTATTTAAAGGTTACCGCTAATTTATTAGCCAAAGCAAAAGCACAAGCATCTGTTAATGAAATTGCACAAAATGGCATTGAGTTATTAAGAATTGAAACCAAGCTAGAGGAACAAAGAAGCAAAAGGCTTTTAGAAACTTCAGCTGCTCAAGCTCAAATTGATGCTTTAATTGAGAAAAGGCAAAAAGATGGTTTTTTAACTCAAGGTGATTTGCAGAGATATGACACCTTGATAAGAAGTATTAATAATGCCAATCAATCATTAGAAGAAGAAGAAAAGTTAAAATCTGAAATTTCTAAAATCAATAAAGAAAATGAGACGTTAACTGCTGAAATTACAAACCAGCTAAAATTAGGGGCCAATTTTGTAAAAGAATCAGGTAGTGGTATTGATGAAAACAATAAGAAGTTAAGAGAATATTCTGAAGGCTGGGATAAATACAATGAGCAATTAAGATTTGCAGATGATTTAACTATTTTATTGGGTGAAAACACTGCAAGATTAGGGAAGGAGGTTGATTCTATTTTTAACAAAAGAGCGCAAGAAATTCAATTGACCTTTAAACCAAGAGCAGCTGGTTTAGATTTAGATAAACTAGAAGAAGGAATTTTAATAACTCCTGAGATTGCAGATATTGACGAATCTAAAAAAACCAAGTTTATTTTAGCTTTAAAGCAGTTTAATGATGAGGCATCAAATATTATAACATCGGGAGCAGTTCAAGGATTAGGAGACATTGGATTTGCGATTGGAGAGGCTTTAGCTACTGGAGGAGATGTTGTGAAAGCTGCTGGGAAGGCTTTATTAGGAGGAATTGCTACAATTGCTGAAGGATTAGGACAAGCGGCTATTAAAGTCGGAGTTGGAATGATTGCGATTAAACTTGCATTTAAAAACCCTGCAACCGCAATTGCTGCTGGTGTTGCCTTAATTGCTTTAGCTGGATTTATTAGAGCTAAAATTGGAGGAGCTGGAGGAGGTGGTATTACATCGGGCATTGGAGGTGGTGGAGGAGGTGGCTCATCAGTTGGAACATCAGGTGTAGGTAGTGGGTCTTCATTCCTTGGCGCTGGCGCACAATCAGGTTTATTTACTCAAAATAGAGACGTAAGCGGCGAGTTTGTCGTTAGGGGGTCAGATTTGGTTTATGTGTTAGGACAAGCAGGCAACAGAATAAATAAAGGATAATGAACGATTATAGGTTATTAATTACGGTTCGTGAAGGAATAGGAGTTGTCACAGTTAATGGGGGTACTCCTGCTGATTTCTACACCGAAGGAGATGTTTTGACGCTTGCAGTGGTTCCCAGCGACGGATATACTACGGCTCAATGGTATTCTTCTCCAAACAACACCTTAATCTCTTCTAATCTTTCATTTAGCTTTACAATGCCTAGTCAAGATACTAAGCTTGGAATTTTTTTAAGTGGCACTAATGCTCCGACAAATGATTACGGATTAAAATACGAAGGCGATTATGGCACTAACTACGGAGGAGATTGCTGGAATTTAAAAATTTATAAGCAAGGCTATTCAGGAGACGTACTAGACTTGTTAATTAATGATATAACGTACAATTGGGGCAATTTAGGAAATGACCCATTAGAAACAATTATTGGCTCCTCAGTTGACTTTACAATTGCTGGAGAAACAGGCGATTTTAATGAGTTTTTAATTGGAGGAAATAGAACATGGAAAGTTGTTTTATCAGAAGGGGCAACAATTTTCTTTACTGGCTTTATTAGTCCTGATTTTATAACATCACCTTATTCAAGTGGTAAGAAGCTTTTTTCTTTTACTGCAATTGATGGATTAAAAGGTTTTGATTCCATCCGTTCAGATTATTCTTCTTGGCCACAACCAAAAGACCAAGCATTATCTGCCGTTATTGGTGCATTAAATCAAAGCTTTATTGAACAACGTAAAGTTTTAATAGGTTGTGAAATTCACGAAACTAGAATGGATTCTGATGATTGTGTTTTTGAACAATTTAACATTCCATTAAATGCAATCTACACAGATGGAGAGACTGCAAAGTTTACCAATGGTGTTGTAACTGAAAATCAACAATTACATTTAAAGGACACAATTGAAAGGATGGTAAATCCATTTCTTTGCCGTGTATTCTTATGGAAGGACCAATTTTATGTCATTCGATTAAACGAATTGTCAAAAACAGATTACAAGGCTTATTTATTTGATGCAGACCAAACTTTAGAGGATACTGAAACAATAGTAAATGGAGTTGATATTGATTGCGAAATAAATAGACCTGAAGAAACTGCGAGAAGAGTATTTACAGATTTTAATGCATTTTTAAATTTAGGTGTTTTAGACTTAGATTCTCAAGGAGGAGTTTTTGATGCAAAGTTTTTAAGTGCAGAATGGTTTGTAATGTCGCCAGTTTCTCCTTATCCAAATACGTATCATTTGAATTTATGGGATTACCACAATGCTATTCCTAGCAATCAACCTAGTAGCGTTCCAAGTGGAAATACGGCTTTGGTTCAATATGTTTCGGATGGAAGTGGAGAGTATTGCCAAATTTGGACAACAACGACAACATCAGGAACAAGCGACCCTAATATTTCTTGGATTTCTGCAAATACCAATAGTACTGGCGGGGCAATAAAAATTGCACAAGAAACGGCGAATACTATTTCTTTAACCTTTAAATATTGGGTTGAAAGAGTTAGTAGCAGTTTTGCAATTTCTCCAGCACTTGGAACTCATGCGGTCGGCTTAATGGTAAAAATTGGAAATCAATACTTATATAGAGATACCACAACAACATTTGATTGGACTGCCACATCAACTATAATGGAGTTTGCGGTAACTACTGGGTCAGTATGGAATAGCATTGCAATTAATAATGTTTTAGTCCCAACAGATGGAGAGGTTGAAATAAGACTTTACCAATTAATCTGTAAATCAGGAACTGCAAATAGATATGCTTTGCGATATGATGACCTTTCGTTAAAAATTGAGAAAACTGACGGATTATCTCTTTCTCAATTAGGAGTAAAAGCGATTACAAATACTGCTTATTCAAATGTGCATCCCGATTACGACACATACATTGGAGATGCTATTACTAGCAATTCAGCTTCAGCAATTCAATTGTTAATTGCTGGCAATCCTGTTTCAGAAGAATGGTCAAGAGATGGAGTGGAATCTTTACCTTTGCTTGACGTTATAGTTCAAGAATTAGCTAACCTAAAAGGTAGAACAAATTATAGAATTATAGGGACCTTAGAAAGACAACAAATTGAACCTTGGAAATCCTTTTTATTTAATGGTCGTTATTGGGCGCTTGTTTCTTATCAGCTAAATTGCAGAACAGGAACGGCACAAATTGAGCTTTACGATTTAGGAATTGAACCAACTACATAAATGGCAGATATTAACATAAATAAATTCAGAACATCAGTAGTAAGAGAAGGTTCAAGGCCTGCATCTCCTGGATTTGTTGAATCAGAAGGTCAAGACCCAGTTGACCCAGCTGGAAGTACTCAAAATCATTTGCCTGTAACAATTGCCCCTGCTGCAACGGCTTTATCAATTACTGATAGTCAAGTTTTAGGTGGAGCAGGAACAGTTGCTCAGTATGTACGAGGCGATGGTTCTTTGGCTGACTTTCTTGAGTCTAGCGGTGGAGGTTCTTCTGTAAGTTACTACTTAAATGGCTCAGTAAGCCAAGGGACTATTGGAGGTGTTGCTTATCTAGAAATGAATAAAGTTCCCATTTTGGGAGCAGGTACTGACTTTACTAGAAACTCAAATGGTTACATTGCTTCGTTTATTACTGATGCAGGAGACCCAAACTTATTAGAGATTCCTGGTGGTAACTGGAACTTTGAAAGTTACTTTAGTGCGTCAAGTGGAGGAGGTTCTCCTACGTTTTACGTTGAACTTTACAAGGTTGATGCAGGAGGTACGGCTACTTTGATTGCTAGTAATAGTGCAAACCCTGAGTTAATTTCTTTCGGTACAACCATAGCACCTTATTTTTCTTCTCTTGCAGTACCTACTACTGTACTTGCATTGACTGATAGACTTGCGGTTCGTTACTATGTAACTCCTGAAGGTAGAACACTTACCTTACATACAGAAGGGCCTCACTTGTGTCAGATAATAACCACATTTACCACAGGAATAACTGCATTAAACGGCTTGACAAGCCAAGTGCAATTTTTTGCAGTAGGCACAAGCGGAACGGACTTTAATATTGCAAGTGCAACGGCTACCCATACATTTAACTTGCCTACGGCTTCTGCAACAAACAGAGGAGCATTAAGCAGTTCGGATTGGTCAGTTTTTAATTCTAAAATAGGTGGTTCAGGCACAAGCGGTCAAGTTGCTTACTTTAACGGAACAAGTAGCATAACAGGAGAGTCGAGTTTATTTTGGGATGCTACAAACGACAGACTTGGAATTGGTACGGCAAGTCCTGCAACTAGATTAATGGTACAAGATTCTGACAACATTTTTGTCGCTCACTTTAGTGGTTTAAATCAAACCAATGGTGTTAGCTTCGGAACTAATTCTTCAAATTTCGCTTTAATACAAGGCTACACTAGAACCTTTGGTGGGACTAATGACATCACAATGCAGTTAAGTGATAACCTTTTAATTGGCACTACTACTAGTACAGGTGAGAAATTTCAAGTAAACGGAACAAGTAAATTTAGCGGTAGCTTAACGGCTGCTTCAGATATAACTTTATCAGCATCCAATCCTTTTGTTTACGGAGGTACTGCTGCTGGTAGTCTAGGATTATCTAATATTGGTGGTCAAAGTTACATTAGGGTATTTGGTGCAAGTCATTCTACTACTCCAAATGTTACACAATTTGTAAATGCAGGAAGTACATCTTTAACAATAGCCTCCACAGGAGCAGCTACCTTCTCAGGTATTGTAAATGCAACAATTTTCAATTCAACAGGTGGTAGAGGAACAAGTTTTGGATTTACATTACCTGATTGGCAGATATATAATACTACTGGAAATGCTTTAGCATTTAGTAATTATACAACTGATTTTCTTACCATAGCCTCCACAGGAGCAGCTACTTTCTCAAGTTCTGTTTCTACTCCACATACTACAAAGACTGCGGACTATACGTTAACGGCAACGGATTACACAGTTGGCTTTGATTGTGCAAGCAATAGAACTGCTACGCTACCTGATGCAACTACTTGTGCAGGTCGTATTTATGTGATTTATCAGTACAATACAGGTACTGGAGGTTCAACATATGTAACTTTAGATGGTAACGGCTCTCAAACAATTGATGGAGTAACAACTTACTCATTACAATACAATGAAGATTTTAGCTCTGTTATGATTCAATCCACAGGTTCCAATTGGGTTGTAATTGCATATAAACTATATCCAAGTCCATTATAAACCTTTAATCAAACAATAAAATGAAAAAAATTCAAGCAGTAACAATTTGGAAAAATGGCGAAAGCCAAGAGGCGAACCTATTAAATGCCTACATCATCAATGACAACCTAGAGTCTTCTTGCTCGTTTTACTATTCGCTAAATGCAAGCGGAGAAGGAACCGAAGAAATGCCTTTAGTTGTGGGCGCTATTTTAGCAGATGGAAACCTAACAATGGATGGAGAAACCTACCTTGGATGGGATGGCTCTAACGACTATGCCTTTAGCTACATCGCTGAGAAATTGAATCTAATAATAGTAGGTTAATTAGTATCTTTACGCTATGGCAAACATCGGCAATCAATCCATAGGTAACCTTAACCTATTCGTCAAACAAGGGAATACGCAAACATTTAGGCTTGCATTTAACAATGTGCTTCCAAACGGAACAAAAGAGCCTATTGACTTGGAGCAATACACAGACATTAAGATGGATGTAAAGAGCCAAATTGATGTTAATGCAGTTCCTTTTATTAGTTGGACAGTTGGTGACGGATTAACCATTGAGGGAGATGACGATAATGTCCTAGTGTTTACATTTAGTGACGAGTTCTTAGATTCGCAATCCTATCAATGGGATTACGACATCCTATTTACCGATGCCGATGGGAATACAACGCTTGTAGGTGGAATTATCAACGTTAGACGAGTAGTAACAAAATGAGACAGATAGAGGTAATTAATCAGGAGACCATCATCGATGTTACTGCTGAAACTTCAAACGTAGAAATCCTAGTAAGAGACTATGACTCAGAATTAGTTGAAAGGTTTGCTTTAGAGGCTCAAGAAGCTGCCATTGACGCTGAGGAATCAGCAGATATCGCAACTGCTCAGGCTTCTATTGCAACCGCTCAAGCGACTATTGCTACGACTCAAGCTGGGATTGCCACCACGCAAGCAGGTATTGCTACAACACAAGCAGGAATTGCTACTACAAAAGCTAACGAGGCAAGTGCTTCGGCTGCTAGTGCTTTGGCTAGTGAGCAGGCTGCGGATGCGGACAGAATCGCTGCACAAGCTGCTGCGAGTACTGCGACAACACAAGCAGGCATTGCGACTACTCAAGCAGGCATAGCGACTACTAAGGCAGGAGAGGCTTCGGATAGTGCTGCTGCTGCTTTGGCTTCTGAGACTGATGCTGAGACTGCTGCAAGTACGGCAACTACTCAGGCTGGCATTGCAACAACGCAGGCTGGAATCGCAACAACACAGGCAGGAATTGCTACGACTCAGGCTAGTAATGCTTTGACATCGGCAAACAACGCTGCTGCTTCGGCTGCTGCTGCTGCACAGGTTGGAACATCTACTCTGTTGACTGGATTGCCCACACTTGTTAACACACCAATTTCTGCAACAGATTCAATCTTGCAAGCATTTGCCGAGGCTCAAGGTCAGATTAACGCTAGGGTATCAGGCACAATAGCAGCAACTCAAGTTGCCTTTGGCACGGCTACAAATACTGTTGGTGGAGATAGTGGGTTAGTATGGAATAATACAGTAAAAAGATTAGAGTTACTAGGAACTGATAGTTCAACTATAAGATTACGAGGAAATACTAACGGGTCAGCTTTATTAATTACACAAGTAAACTCAAATACTACTGCTGTTGCTATTGGTAACTCAACTGCACTTATAGGTTCAGGAACAAGTAATTTATTGTTTTCTAATACTATTCTTGATTTCTATGTTAATGGGTCTACAAGATGGTCCATACTTACCACAGGTCAACTCCAATCTAACGGAACACAGACTATCCAAACCTCAACAGGAAATCTAACCTTAGCTACGGCAGCAGGTAATGGTAATATTGTCTTGAGTCCAAATGGAACGGGTAATGTTGGTGTTAATTTTGCAACTCCTAACGCAAAGTTAGAAAGTAGAGCAACTGCATTAATAGCAAGTGCAGTGGATGGCAACGCAGGGATTAGATTGTCAAATACTCAGACAGCTGCAATTCTTATGTTGGGTCAAGGCACGGCAGGAGTTTCATTAATTCAAGCAGCTAGAACATCCGATAACACTGCACAATTATTATCTCTACAAACTTACGGAGGTAACGTATTTATTGGGTCTACTCCAACCGATGCAGGTTTCCGCCTAGATGTCAACGGAACTGCTAGAGTGCAGGGGATGCTGACCACTACTGCTGATGCGGTGGTGAATGGGGTGAATATCGGAGTTGGTGGAGGTGCAATTGGTTCTAATACAAGAGTAGGTTTAAATGCTTTAAACGGAAATACCACAGGTGCAAGTAATACAGCTATTGGATGGCGGTCATTACAAACTAATTCCACAGGAGCTTCAAATGTCGCAATAGGAACTCAGTCTCTACAAAATAGTACAACAGCATCTCAAAACACAGCTATTGGCACTGGTTCACTACAAGAAAATACAATAGGTGGTAGCAACACGGCAATTGGTAATTTATCATTACTTAATAATACAACAGGAGGAAACAATTCTGCTATTGGAAATATTGCAGGTCGCTTTATTGCAGATGGCACAACTAATTTAACAATTGCAAACAACTCTGTTTTTATAGGGGCGCAAACTAGAGCAGCAGCAGACAATCAAACCAATCAAATTGTAATAGGATTTCTAGCCATCGGTCTTGGCAGCAACACCACAGTAATCGGCAACTCATCGACTAGCTTCGGGCGGTGGTTCGGTAACTTACTTGTAGGGACTAGCACGAACTCTACATTTGCTTTGGATGTAGTAGGTACCTCAAGGGTTAGTGGTACAGTTGCAAACGCTTTGACTGTTGAAAGAACAACTGCTACAAGTAACATTTACATTCGTTATCAAAATGCAACTAACTCTTGGTATGCAGGTCAAACAGATACGGGTTCATTTGGAATAGGTACAGATGCTGCACTAGGAGGAGGTACATTATTCAACTTAACAACAGGCGGAAACCTTCTTTTAGGAAGTGTTACAAACTCAGGTCAACGCTTGCAAGTCACAGGCACATCCTTGCTGAACGGCTTATCAACCATCCAAGGTACTACTGCTTCCGACTCAGGTCAGCTCAGTGCTGAACTGCTAACCACAGGAACAGGTGATGCATCTTGGACAGGAACTAGCTTTGCGACAGGCTACACGCACGTTGCTGGGTCTACTACTACCTTAACAAGCACGCTTGCAGGGGTGGTAAATACATTCTACCAAATCACCTACACAGTAACAGGCAGAACGGCAGGTAGCTTTACCATTGACTTTGGAGGCTTTACATCTGCTTCATTAACTTCAACGGGAGCAGTAGGTCCAAGAGCAACTACAACAGGTACTTTGGTTATTACACCAACATCAGCATTTGATGGAACTATTGTTTTATCTATTCGTACTATTGGAGCATCAAGTGCAAGTGTTACATTAAACTCAAGTGCAGGTACTGCAACTAATGAATTTAGAATTAGTAGTTTAACTACAAATACCTTTATAGGATTAAACTCAGGAAGAAGAAATACGACAGGGTCTTCAAATTCTTTTTTTGGCTCTAGTTCTGGTTTAAATAATACAAGCGGAATTTCAAACTCTTTTTTTGGCAGAGCTTCAGGCGAAAATAATACGATAGGTAGTTCTAATTCATTCTTTGGAGTAAGCTCTGGAAACGCTAACACAACAGGAGGCTCTAATGCTTTCTTTGGAGTAGGCTCAGGTCAAAACAACACTACAGCAAGTAATAACTCTTTCTTTGGTATAACGGCAGGCTCAACAAATACAACAGGAGGGTTTAACTCTTTCTTTGGTGGAAGTTCAGGAGGCGCAAATACGACAGGAAATTCTAACTCTTTCTTTGGACACAATTCAGGATTAAATATCTCAACAGGTTCCAACAATGTAATAATTGGTCAAAACGCAGGTCGATTTGCAGGGTCAGGAACTACTCCAATGACTTCTGTTAATAACTCCATCTACTTAGGTTTCCAAACAAGAGGATTAAACGCTACAGGCTCTACTAACGAGGTAGTAATTGGATACGATGTGGTAGGCTTAGGTTCAAACACAACTGTGCTAGGCAACACATCGACAACTTTCGGCAGATGGTACGGCTCACTATTGCTAGGTACAACTACAAACGCAGCTAGTTCAATCCTTACGATGGAGTCAACTACGCAAGGGTTCTTGCCTCCACGGATGACAACA